GGTGCTTTGTATCGTGCTCTTAAAACTCGTACTGCTTCAACTCCTACGCATGCTCATTCTTATTTCCATCCTCATGAAAAGAGGGTTCGAAATTTGAATGCTTGGCGTGCTCAAGCACCTGAAGTGATACCACAAATCGAAAGGTTTGTTTCTAACACCGTAAATATTCAATTAGATTATTTACGCGGCACTGAAACTATTGTTTCTAAGTGCCAGGCCTTGATGTCTCAACGGTTGATTATTCTACCGTTTCATGCTACGGCATTGACTCGAGGTTCCATTTATGTTACGATATCAAAGGGCAAGAATGAGGTCATTTATGATCACTTGTCCTGTGAAATTGTTTACACTAATGAAGAACATGACCTTTGTCTGTTGCGTGTTCCACCAACATTCCCGGTTTTGTTCAAGAAAGTTAGCTTTGCTGCTATTGGTCATAGTGAAAAACTGTTTTTGGTTTCAAACCCAAATGTTTATCACTTACCATCTGTACGTGCTGCTGATTTTCATTCTAGTTATATTGCTCTTAATGGTTTTAAAGGCATTATTAACCCCACAGACATGGCTTATGATGTGAATTATGATGAATTGTGTGGAGCTTCTCTGGTGAATTATGACGGTATGTATTTAGGTATGCATGTCGCTGGTAATGATGCCTGTGGCATTGCAAAGATTTATCCCCATTCTATTATGAAGATCTTGGCTTCTTTCAATGAAGTTGTTGATTCATATGTGATGCCTTTCATCTCGTGTGATTATGATGTTCCAACATCAAAGATTGCTCTTGATGATCCTCACTATGTTAATGTTCCTTCTGCCACTCAATATGCTCCATCTCTTATTCATGGTATTTTTCCTGTTGAACGTGTTCCTGCTAATATGCAGCCATACGGTATTGATACGATTAAAGTCATGTCTAAGAAGTCGCATGAAGCCACCAAATCTATAGATTTGGCCGCTCTTGCGTTTGCCTCTAACTACGCTGAATGTTTTGTTCCCCGTTTTAAGGCTATAACTGAAACTGATGTTGTTTTGGGTTGTGATGGCGTGCAGCCTCTCAATCCCAAGACAAGTACCGGTTTTGGTTTTAGTGGTGAACGTGCTGACTATATAGACTTTGAAAAAGGAAAATATAGACCTCACTTCGCTGCTAGAGTTGCTACTCTCCGTAAAAAGATGAGTAGTGCTCAGTTCGACTTTAGTACATATCACACTGAAACATTGAAAGATGAATTACGTGATGTAGAAAAGGTTGATAAACCTCGTTGCTTTAAAGTTTCTCCACTGGATCTACTAGTTGTTGAAAAACAGCTTGTAGCTAATTTGATGAAGAATCTTCACTGTAACAAGTGGTCCAATGG